ACCAAAGTATATTCATCTCCCACCTCCGGATAGTTAAGAGCATTGGGCAACTGGTAACCGTTCTCCTCTGTAAAAGTGTTGAATTCTATTGTTTTACTGCTGTTTAAATAGCGATTAATCTCAAATTCATAGCCCGCCAATGCTCCGGTCTTAAACACTATCTTGGCTACGGTTCCCTCTATCAACTGATCATTAACATCAAAATCCAAGGAGCTATCAACAATTTTATTACGATCGCTACCGTCTACGCCGGTGACGGTTCCAGTACGTTGTGGGAAAATATCATCAAAGGTTACGGAAGCTTCACGAATCCCATACAATCCAGTATTGGCCTCCAATTTCCTTTCCTCAAAAACCAAGCGGGTTGCACCCGTCCTGTAATCAATATCAAGGTTTTTGCGGGCTCCAAATCCAAACACACGGGTCACCAGGCTTTTATCATCAATACTGTTCCTGGTCAAAGAGTATAGACCTTTACCTCTTCCATATTCAAACGTGAGAGTGGTAGGAGATCCTACGCTTTTCTGAAGGTAAATGTTCTTTCCTGCCAATCTGTATTCCATACCAAAGGCTTCGGCTATTTTGGTAAGGGCAGATCGACAAGTATCCCCGCTAAAACTTAGGAGTTGCTCAGGAGCATTATCCACGGTTGCAATGGTCCAACCTGCGTCTATGCTGTTAATATTGTCCAAGAGCAATAATAAGAGGTCGTTTGGGGAGCCATGATAGCTAAAGTCAGCTTGGCCCTCATCCATAAAAAGCTTATTGAAGAGTGTGTATACCTCACCTTCAAAATTTATGATATAACTGTAAGTGAAATTGTTAATCTTTTCTACTTGAGGTGGCGTGTTTATGTAGAATCGTTCCCCCTTATGTTCTATGTAATCCCCAATCTGAATAACTAATGGAGCTGCGACAATAGTATCAACAACAGTTTTGTGTTCACCCATTAATTTATGTGTAAACACCGTATTCTCATCCAATGGCACAATGGCCTGCGCAATCGTATTTCTGTATATTGTAACTGTCATGTTAAATGCTCCAAAAAAGATTTTTATGTACGCCTATTCCAACTGATTCATAAGAAGAATTAACTATTACAGTTCGCAAAATAGTTGTTGCCCCGGGATAGGTATATTGAATTATATAAGTACCTTGGATTGCTGTGTTGACCGTATCCCCGCCTATTGTTGCCGCACCACTATCAACACCATCGTTCCATGTTGCTCCTAATTCGGTGTAGACATCTCCTAGATTCAAATTGATCACAGGGCTCCCTACAAGTGTTATTATTGGCGTTCCGTCACTAAGGGTTGTTTGGCTATATTCAGGACTATAACCTGAATTGCCATAAGCATCTTCAACATAAAATCTAAAGTAATATGTGGTATTTGGAGATAATGCAGGCAGATTTATTCCTGCCCCTAAAGTTTGACCGTGGGTTGTCGGAAAACTATTCTCGTGTACTGTTTCACGATCATACACACCAGGTGAAGCCCCAAATTGCACCCATCCTTTAGAGCCTTCGTTTAAATACCATCGTAATTTGAAGGAAGTGGTGGTTAGTTCTTGTACCTCAAAACTGGTTACAATTGGGGGGATGGTGTCCCCTGGGGTTTCTCCTTCTGGATAAACAACAGACCCTTCAAGATTAGCAATATTTAATAATATTACTCCCGGACCTTGAGATAAATTTCCCCCTGGGGTCGCTATTGGATAATATACCGTATCTATTCTGGACTGAAGAGATGTCGAGTATCGTGCAAGATTAAGCCATTCGTGAAGATTAACTGCACCTCCGGTTCCCGAGCCATTTACGTAATTTGTCCATTGCACAGGAGAATTGTTATACCATATTACATTAGAAAATGTTGTGACAAATTTGTCAATATCAGCCATATTCCAATAATATCCATTCTCTACTGCTTCAACTATGAAATTAATAACATCCGAGCCGTGATTGGTGTCTTGTACTGTGTTTGAGGTCCAAGATGAATACCAGCTATATCCTGCGCCAAGGTTATAAATCCTCCCTCTTAAATTGGCACCACCCCTTATCGCCATCCCTCGCCACGAGATATCATCAAATACATCTTTGTACTGCTGAACGCCGGTAATAACATGTAATTCCATTCCTATCCTAGCCCAGTGACTCGCCATATGAGTATTGGTTCTGTATAGGTTTCCAATTCCATCCGTATACCATTTTTCCCAAATGTGAGTGCGGATAAAAGAAAGGATAGTGTCGTACTTGGTTTGATATGATCCTGTTGCTCGCAATGCAGGTGACTTGTACATAACTCTTAACATAGTGGCTACATATCGCCACAAATAGGATTCCCATAGAGCATAGCCTTTGGCACTTGGAGTTCCTTTGACGGCATTCCATCCTAGATATGGCCCGCCACTAAAAGCCGGTCTAACGGTCGCTGTACTAATAACAGCCTCAATAGCCTCAATTAAATCATCAAGGTATCTGTTGTCTCCAGTAGCTCGCCAAGCTGCCAATCCAGCTTCAAACGCCCAAGCTGCATAGTAATGTTGCTGTTGTTCGCCATTTGAATTGCACTGTACCATCAAACTATTAAAATTGGCATAAGTAGCATTTGAACTGCCGTTGTACCAATAGCTTTCAAATTTTATTTTCCATTGTGCCTTGGTTGCCATTAGTATTCTGCGTTTATTTCAGTTATTTTGGCGGGACTTAATACCTCGTCATAAAGAGCTATTGATCTAATCGAGCCATTAAAAAAGTTAGAGCCGCCATTGTTTCCAGCTCCCAATACAATGTCTGTTACGCTTGTTACTGCTCCGGGAGGGTATTGCGACCCTTCAAGCACTCCGTCATAATAAGCACTTACCTGAGATGCACTTACCGTTACAATTAGCACAGTTGCAGCAGTGTAACCGGTCCTAGTGCCAAAAGCCCCACCAATAGAAAGAAGCGCATTATTGGTCGTAGATTTGTGGATAAAAAATTGTGCGGATGAATTACTGGTTACCCCCTTATCTATAATTCGGCCTAAACTTCCATCAACAGACCCCTTTATAATTACAATACTAAACTCATCTGTGCTTGGGATGAAGTTGAGATTTGAAGGACTGCCTATAGTTAAAAAATCATCGACCCCATCAAATAATACTTCTTTAATTCCTCCTACTATTTTTAATTTCGGCCTCTTGGCTACGTCCGCCTGTGTAGCGTTATTGCCATTTTTAGAATCCGTCCATGTGGTAATAAGGTCATCGTCAACACCTATAATATTGCTCGCTTTGTACAATGACACCAAAGATGGATCATCCAAGGAGTCTACATAAGGAGTATATGCTTCAAATTCGCCCACGCAAATCCAATTATTGGCCCCCCTCCGTAAATATGACAATGGTTTGAAAGGTAACACGGAGGCGTTGGACGGGGCCGTTACTCCAGAACCGGGTTTGATTTTGACCAATCCGGTTGCTTCGTGCCATGCGGTAAATGCAACATCCTCGGTAATCCCTAAAATAGCATCGTTTGGTATGGTAATTTCTACATCACTAGATTCTGCGTTATAGATTACCTTTCCTATATCGTCTATATTGAGGTTTCTATCTACTGTCTCCTCTACCCATTTAGGAGATATATCCGTAGTTCCATTTGCGCCATCGGCACCATCTTCCCCTGCTGGCCCCTGTGGACCAACGTCCCCATCAACTCCATTGGCCCCTGCAGGTCCTTGTGGACCTTGTGCGCCCTGTGGACCGGTTGCGCCCTGGATTCCTTGTGGGCCTTGTATCCCCTGTGGACCTTCCGGTCCTGTATTTGATGGCAGCTCCGATACTGAAATGTATTCCGGCTCGCCATTATCTATATTGCCGATCAATACCTTATCGGTCGGCTTTAAAGTGTCCCTGTGGTCCATTCCGGTCCAAAATCTTTTACTTCCCATAATCTAAAGTGTTATATCCTCAAATTTGTTTGTTATTAATCGGTTACCATCATTGTCAGTAATAAAGTCCAATGCGTATTTGTCAACCTTTATAAAATCTATGTTGGCCAAAATGGCCTCTCCGTAATTGTCCAACAAGTAAGCAGGCTCCACTGGAACCCCGGCACCTACCATAATTAATGGTACCGTTAGTTTGCAGACACATTGGCCATCCATGATCCGTATATCCTCCACGGTAAAGCCTTCGGCATTAAAGCACTCCCGCTCCATATTGTCCACATTGATCACTCTAAGTCCTGGACCCGCCAATAACTGTTGAAACTTTTGGACATTGCCTTTTAACGCCTCGTAATCTGGAGCTACAAAGTATAAGGTCTGTACTATTTTAATCGGCCCCATTTTGGTTACCTGATACCCCTCTGTGGCATAGGCTGTAAAATGGGCGGACTTGGTGGCTGGACGGTTAAAGTTGTCCTTTACATTGGTAACAATGGCTCCAAGATCACTATAACCAACGTTGTCTATATTGTAAAGCCCAATACTCGTTCCCGTGGGTATAGTAGCATCCATAGTGACTATTGGCTCACGGAATACGATCTGTAAGGTGGCCCAACCTTGCCCTATGTATTTACCCTCAACCGTATCCTTCACATACACGTTAAAGGTTCCCCATGGGGTCTGTAACGGAACCAAGTCCGTAAATTTGTGCATATCCAAATACAGTTCCTGGACTCTGTTGATGGCATCGGCCTGGTCTGCACCTTCCATAAGGCCATAGAAAGTAATATCCCTGCCTCCGTGACGTATTTCTTCGGCCAACACATAAGGCTCCGTTCCAAGCTCATCGCTCCAATCATGATGTGTTTTGCCCAAACGGGATGGCATATCCAAAAAGCCGGAAAGGGCAATATTGCTATTGCTGGCCCGTCCGGCATGGATGCCATAATTGATAAGTTCTATGTTGTTGAGTTTGTACATTATCCCAATCCTAAGTCCCTGCCCGTTTGGCTGGGTTTTGTGTTCTTACTAATTGTCCTCAGCTCCAATACTGCAGCTTTAAGTTCCATTACCGTACCAGCGGTATTTTGCTCTATCAATGCCGATAATTGCACCATGCGCATGGTGGCATCAAAATGTCGTTGCTCAAGTTCAAAGTGTTTTTCACTTAATTGCAGCTGTCTTTTGGTAATATCAAACTGGCCCCGGAAAAGGCCTGTAAGTTCACTACCGGTTTCCTCTGTCAATTCCCTTCTAATGGCTCCCTGCAGTCCTGGCTTGTTGGCTGTGTCCGCACTATCAAAACCCTCATATCCCAAAGCCTTCAATTGGTCATTAAATGCGCCGATAGCGGCAAGGCCTTGATCTAGGGCAGGGTTGATACTATCCCCGAACCTGACTATATCGTCTATCCAACTTTGGTCACCGTCCAGTCCCATACTGTCCTGCATTTCCTTCTGAAGATTGTCAAAATAGGAACGGAACTGCGTATTGATCAAATCCTGTAAAAAGAGCTCCGTTAAAATGTTGTTTAAAGACTTTTTAAACCCCTCCGCCGCACTCTCACCTTCACGAAAGGCCTGTACCAGATTATCGGCTAGCTGATTGCCCAACTGTCCGCCAAAATCCGAAATGATCTTTTTCATTTCCTCCATGGCTGCCTGGTATTCTGCCAATGCCGTTTGGGCGTTTGCAAGCATGGCCTTGGTAGCCTTATCCGTAATATTTCCTGCCTCGTCCATTAGGGTAAAGAAGTCCAACCACTCCTCAGCGGAAAAGTTGGCCATATCTGCGGAAGTCTTACCCATAGCGGTAAGGGTGTCTTCAAAATAAGACCGCATTTTTTTTAGGGCATCCTGGGAAACTTTTTGATCCGAATAACCCCCAAAGATCGATAAGGGGTCGGATAACTGCGGACCAAGAAGCAAGCCCCCTTTTTCGTAATATCCCCTAGGGTTATAATCACCTAAAATTTGCTCCATGGTAAAATCCCTATTTTCCCTTTTCTTACCAAAGAGCAACCGTTTGCCAACGCCCTCTGTAGAGAATATGCCGTTTTCGCTCAATGTCCTCATGGAATCCACCAACTTTTGTTCACTATCTACCCTTTGTTGAAGGGCAGCGGTAAAGTCTTCTTTATAATAAGAGTCTAAAAATGCGGAGGAATTACGCTCTATTTCGGCACGTTCGCGACGCAGTTGGTTTATTTGATCCTCCAATTGCATCTGCACCACCAATTCCTTGTTAAGGTCCTTTTGCGCGGTTACATCTGCAAATTGGGTCTCATCTCCAATACTTTTTAACAAGTTACCTGCCTGAACTATCAAGCCTACAAGTGAAGATGCTCTTTGCAATCCTTTCCCTTCCTGTCCGGACAATTCCGCCAATGCTGAAATAGTTCCGCCTATCTCCTGTACCATATTACCAACAGCCTTGGTAATTTCATCCCCTGCCTGGGTAAGTGCCCAACCTATATTTCCGAATACATTGGCGATTTCGTTAATGTCGATTTGCTTTTTTATGGCTAGCTCCCCATTAACCTTATTAATTTCGTTAATAATATCCTGGGCGGCGGTTTTGCTTAATACTCCTGCACTTTGCAGTCTCTCTACCATCTTTTGGGTTGCTTTCACAACCGCTTCGGCAGCCTTGTTGGACAAACCTTCTATACCATTGGTTAGTTTTTTGTACTCCTCTGTAGCCTTGGCGTTCGCCAAATCAAGTTCATCCATGGTTTCGTCATGGATCTTTTTTAATACCTCCGCTTTTTTAAACTCCCCATCGGCCAAAAGTTTTAAACGGTCTTCATTATACTTCTTCGTCAATGCGGACCGCTTTTCTTCATAGGTCTGTAGACTGGCCAATAAAGCTGTATATTGTTTCTCCTGGGCTTTGGTGTAGATTTCCGTTTCCTTTTCTATGAGTTTGGTACGCTCCAATTCTACAGCAGTAGCATCACCGGAGGCCACAGCGGAAAAGGCATCCTTGTTAAGCTCCCATTGCTCCCTTAAGACTTCTGCAAAGGAGTTGAACCCTTTTAATTGTTCCGCGTATTGTTCCTTGGCCTTGGCTACCCCAAATTGTCTTTTGTACTCTTCAAATTCTTCAAAAATCTGCTTTTGCTTCTCCAGTTCCTCCTTAAGGAGTTGGGTTTCCTGTTTATACTTTAAATCGGATACGGCACTTTCTTCCAATTCGTCAAACCCTTTTAAGCTTATAGCCGCCTCGGTGTTTTTCTTGTTCTTGTTAAAATCTTCCACTTCACGGCGCATCTTGGAAAATTTGTCCCTGAGTGCCTGTACTTCTGCCTCATCATTATCCAGTTTCTTAAGGGCATATTCCTTGTCGATTTCCAATAACCTACGGACCAAGGTCTCTCTCTTGCTTATAGTCTGCGAACTAGCCTTGTCATCTCCTTCAAGATTTAGTCCAAAGGCGGAAGCTAGCTTATTAGCTGCATTGTTCTGGCTATTTATAATTCGACCATAACCAGTACCTACATCTTCCATTTTTTTTCTGACATCCTCCAAATCTTCATACAAGCCCTCAGTAATCCTATCAAAAGTTTGGGATTGGTATGGCGTAGCGGCACGTTTTTCCTCTATCTTTTGGATAATTTCATCCTCCTCTTTGGCAAGCCTTATCAACTCCTTGGAAGCTTCGTTTACAGCCTCCGCAGCTGCGGCACGATATAAAAGTGCCTTAACATATGCACCGGATTTCTCAATGAAGGTTTTCTCCGCTTCATTGTAGTTTTTGGCGGTTCCCAGGGAATTGCCCAAAGTCTCATTGTAGAGCTTAAGGGCCTTGGCCTTTTTATCTATGTCCGTACCGGCACCTGCAAAAGCGGCACGTACCTCAATGATGGACTTGATGGCTTTTTGATAGCTACTGCTCTCATAGGCCCTGTTCAAAGCCTCCATTGACTTTTTGTTATCGTCAATGGCTCTTTTAGTCTTAAAAAGATTGCCCAGGAAGCTGATTATTTGTGGAACATAAACAGTAAGCAATGTGACCCCAACGGATAGCACGGTCTGCCAGCTTAAAAAGCTTTTGGCCAACTGGCCAATAACGGACTGCCCTTTTTGGCCACTGGCTATAAGGGCATCGTTTTCCTTTTTAAGCTTCCCAATTTCATCCGCCAACATGGGGATGTTGTTACTAATGGCCAAAAAGCCCGTTTGGGCGGAATAGGTAAATGCAGGAAGTTCCCGTGTTATTTGGGCTATTGAAAATCCAAGGCCGTCAAATTGCCTCTTTTGTCGACCTATAGCAGCGGTTGCCTTGTCTATTTCTACATTGGAGCCTTTAAAACTGTTGTCCAGTTGTTTTTTTACCTTTTGCTCAATGTTCTCGGCCTCGTCCCCAATGCCACGTAGTTCGTCCTTAACGATTTTCGCATCTTTCTTTACCTGGTCGGAGTTGATCAGGAAATCTACATCTATGGGGTCAAAATTTTCCATTAAGGAGCTTGTCTTTTAGATTTTATACGGCCCAATAATCCTGCACCGTCATCTTTAATTATTTTATCCTCTTCTTTTATCATCTTAAAATGGCTCCTATCTGCCATCATAAGCATAATGTTCGCCCTACTTACCTTCCAGAGTACATCGTGCCAGGACCAACCGGTTTCCTTTACGATCTGGAACAACATTCCCCAGGGGCTATGCATGCCTGTTTGCGTTAACTCCCCTTGGTCTTTTGGCCCAGATTCGGAGGGGTGATCGTCATCCTCCTTACCGATCTGGTAGTATTCATAAAATCCGATGTGCCTCCATAGATTAATAATGCCGTTGCCAATGCAAAAAGTTCCCTGGGCTTGCAATGCCATCTTAGGTAATGTGCCAGTATCCTGGTGAAAAGTTTGTTGCCCGCAAAATATCCGTTTAGGATGGCGCAGGCCACTGCTTTGCTTATGGCTTTCCCATGGAGTGACATCAGGGCCAAACTTTCCTCTACCGTTATCTCCTCCAGTTTTTGGCTTTTTATTCCGGCACTCAGATAGTAAGTGGCTACCCGGTGCATGGTGCCTTCATAGGGAGAGGTGAGGCGGATGGTAACCGTTTTCTTTAACCATCTTATGAACCAAGGGGCGGCAATTTTTACCTTGACGCCCCTGTGTAGAATGGTTTCTGCGGCCAACCTTTCCGTAGCCAAGTTTTCCTTTGGTGTATCCATATTATAGAGCAGGCTCTATAATATCAATAGCGGCCAAGGAGAATCCTGGTGTCAAGACCGTAAAGGTCAAATCCAAGGTCCAAATACCGTTTCTCCTAAAGGAGAAGTTCTTAAGGCCTTTAACTTTGGCCCTGGGAACAATAATTTGGTAGCCGTCCAAAGTAACGATCTCCAAACGCTTTTCTATGGTTCCTGCATTTGCAGGCTTGCTCCATGTTTTTTCACCACCGACACCGGTTACTACGCTACCTCCCAAGAAAAGGGCCAATTTTTCTACCGAGGTATCCATTTGTCCAAAACGCAGGGTTTCTTTACCTGGTTCCGAAAAGGATAGTTTTGGAGTATTGTCCATCTCGGAATAGATTTCGGTGTCGGTACCGTCCTCCTCCACAAAGTCGAACGTGTCCCTTAGGATATCTTCAGTAAGGTCTACCTCAGAGGCGGCCAAGGCCAAACCGTTGGCAGGATCAATACCGTGCACTTTTACGGATGCAAAGCCGTATCTATACTTGCTCATGTCTTATTTTTTAGGGTTAGATTTATTGGTTTTTTTGGGCTTTACCTCTTCGGCATCGGATACCTTAAGATTTTTGGCAGCTTCCTCTGCTTCCTTGGCTTTGGCTTCCTCTGCAGCTTTTGCCTTGGCAGCTTCCTCCGCCTCCTTGGCTTTGGCTTCCTCTGCAGCTTTTGCCTTGGCATCTTCCTCTGCTTCCTTGGCTTTGGCTTCCTCTGCAGCTTTGACCTTGGCAGCTTCCTCTGCTTCCTTGGCTTTGGCTTCCTCTGCACCTTTGACCTTGGCGGCCTCTACTGCCTTCGCGTGCTCCTCAGCGGCTTTGGCTGCAGCCACTTCCTCTAGCATAACCGCTTCTCGGTCGTACTTTTTAACGGCCTTGTCCGCATGCCTTTGGGCGTGGGAATCTGCTTTGTGCTCCTCCTCGAAGGCCATACCGTCCGATGTAATGAACAGCTGTTGGAGCTTTGGGTTACGTGCAAAAAAATGCTTTGCTATTTCCTTTTTTTTCATGGTTTAAAAGATGTTTAATTAACGTTTTATGATATAAAGGACCGCCAACCCAAAGATGCCTATGGTTACGGCTATTCCTAAGTAGAGGAAGGGCTTGGCCCATCCCGGCATTTCCTTTTTTAATAGGGTAATGGTATCCTGCTGTTCGGTAATTATGGTTTTTTGACGCTCTATAGTTTCTTTATAGAGTTTCACGGCCTGCCTAAGCTCGTCGCATTCACAGGTTGCATGTATTTCGTCACCTACCTTTTTCAAGGTCGCAGTAGCGGCACCGGATTTAAAACTCACAGGTTTATCTGTAAGTTCGTTTATGGATTTGGTGATCTCCGCCATATCCGCTTCCCTGACCACCATCATGGTATCCACGACCTCTAAGGTTCTGAAAACGGAATCTTTCTCTTTGGTGGTTATGGTCCTGGTACTGCCAACCTCTTTGGTTCCACCGCAGCCTATCATAAAGACCAGGGCAATGAATAGCCCCACTTTTTTTAACCAGGTGGCCACTTCAAAAGAAGGGCAGGCCTTGTTTACTCCAGGGAAATCCCTGTGGCCCTTTATTTGGGCATTGGGATACTTCTTTTTTAGATCATGCAGCAACGCTAAGGTCGTGGCTTCTTGTTGTACGGTACGGTTATCCCTAGGTTTTCCCGAGGGGTCCACACCGCCAATGTAGGAGATGTGTATACTTTCGGAATTATAGCCCTTTACACCGTTGGCCACTTCGTTAATAGGTAGCAATTGCACGGCCTCACCATCAGCTTTTATAATGAAATGGTAGCCGGGGTTTCTCCACCCTAGCACCTTTCTCCAGTAATTCTGTATACTGCTTATCGTGGTGTTCTGAGGTGTGGCGGTGCAATGCAACACTATGTACTTAACGTTTCTCATGTTTCTCTAGTTCGGCAATTCTCTTGGTCTGTCTGGCCACTTGGCGCTTAAGGGTCTGAATCTCCTCTTCCATGGACATTAGCTTACGGCTATTGTCTATGTGCTTCTTTTGGTACTCGTCCGCCATATCCTTCCAGGATTGGGCGGCCTCCCTCCATTCTTGGGTAATAAGCTTAAGGTTTTCTATTTCGGACCTATCGTTGGTGTTTTTGGCAGCCTGTTTGCCGCCAAATATCCACCCTGCGAATCCCGTGGCCAATGACGTTCCTAGAACTATCAATGCCTCGTTCAAAGCTTAAACTGTTTTGGCCTGCTTCAACAATGCGATACCTTCGTATCCTGCGCGTCTGGCCCTTCCTCCACTCCTGGCAAGGAAAGAATAGACATCCCCGTAGAATGTAGGATCACCCTCATTCTCAAAGGCAACCACGCCACCAAAGGCATATTCTACTGCTTCAGTATACCAGAACAATGCGGCCTCATCATCGGTGGCAGAACCTGCGGCTCCTGGTGCCAATACCGTTCCGGCTCCGTTTACTCGGGCTACGGAACTACGGCTAAGGATATTCCAGCCTTGGGCCTTCATCATTACGCCCAAACGCCTTTCGGCCTCGGTCACGTTCTGCATGTAAGTGGCAGTGATGACGCTGTCTGCAGGGAATGCCTGTACCAAAAATGTTGGCGGCAACATGCAATACATTTTTCCTTCTTTCCAAAGGTTCCTAGCCCTGAAAAAGGCCTGCATGGTCTGTAGATCGGTAATGGTCATCGCTTTACGGTTCCCTGTAGCACTTGGTGCAGAGGCTATGACCTCCAAAGTACCGGTAGTACTAAGTACATTTCCTGCAGGGAAAGAGGAAGCAGCATATGTGCCATGTGCACCGGAGTACAACCAATTGTAAATGGTCTCCTCGGCAATGGTCTGGACTATCTTGTCCCTGTCCTCGCCCAACACGGATTGCCTTTTATCATAGGACAGTTCCTTGGTGTCGGCATTGGGGATCAATACAGGATCGGTAGTAAATTCGTCCAATAGGTAGATCACATCTGTATCGGTACGCTTACGTACTGTGGCAGGCAATGAAGACCTATTTTTGACTACGTTCCCGGAACCTCCGGACTGTGGTATATGGACCACTTTGGAATTAATGAGGTAATCGTCCGCATTATGGGAGAAGCGCAAGAAGCTGTTGTCCGCAAATATCTCCTCTTCAATATGGTTCTGCCATATCTCTACTTGGATGGCCATTAACGCAAAGGAATTTTCCATAAGGGAAAGGGCCGTGCCAGTGGCTACTGCCACCCCTGCGGATGCCATGGCCACCTGTGGCGTAATGCCGAAGAATACGGCGGCAATTGCAAACACAACCAAAAAGTTGTATGCAAGGTTCAGAGGTTTAAATTTTAGAGTTTTCATGTGTAATGTTCGTTTTTTGATTGATGAATAATGATTTGATGAATTTGTATGGATCAATACTTTCCCAGGCGATTAACCCTGGTACTCCTTGTTGAATTTCTCCTTGAACTTGGTCTTAAAGGCTTCTAGATTGTTTTCCTTTAGCGTTATCAGCTTATTGGCCTTGTCCAGCTCGTCATAGGTAAGCTTCAAAAGCGGGTCTGTAGAATCGCCCAAGTCTATGCTGTCCTTTACCTTGGGTGAAGCGGGAATACTGTCCAGGTACTTTTTGGTACCCTCATAGTCTTTTTCTGCCAATCCTATTATAAATGGAACTTGGTCTGCAGTAATCTTCCTAGCAATGACAGCTTTATCGGCCAAGTCAATATTTTTCTGGCCGTCAACCAGTTTAATCTGGTCCGCTAATTTTACCTCTACAGCTTGCTTTTCATCCGTTAAGGTCTGTATAGTGGTCTTTTGGGTCTCCGCAAGGGTAACCAAATTTTCAATCGCCTTATTGGCGGCTTCCTCTGTGGCACCTTCGGCCAATTGTAATAGGCCCAGCGTTGGGGCGGTTAAAATAATTTTCATGTCTTCGTTTTTTGGTTTATGTAATTTTTGTGTGAAAATTTCCGCAAGGGTCACCAGTTCATCGGAATCGTTGTAAAGGGCCACAGCCAAACATTCTTTGTTAGAGCCTATGTCTACAATACTGGCTTCCTTCAATACCGATTTTTCCAACCACTTTTCCTCTGCCAATTGGGCAAACTCATTGGGCTTTAATCCGGCACTGGCCATCTTAAGGGTGCCGTTCTCCACCTTATTGTAGATTTTCATAGCAAAGTCGTCGGTATCGTCAAATACTGGTACCCCGGTAATTTTACCGTCCTTAAGCTCTACGTCCTCCCAATAGCCCAAGGGCAATAACTCGTCCTTTTCCCCTTTGGGGCGTTTGTGCATCCATAACAATAGAGGGTTGGCCAAAAACTCTGAAAGCTCAATGCCCATAGTGCGCACATGAAAGCCGTTTGCGTTTTTTGCCTCGGATGAAATAGTTAATCTTTTAGTACTTTTTTTCATGACTGTAACTGATCTGCAATTCGCTTGTGGTCAACAAAGTAAAAGCGGTGAAAAGGCTAAAAAAAACGGGCAGTTTCTAAGTATGTTCCCTAGTGCATACTTAGCATATACCCTGGTCTATACTTAGAATTGTACAGATTGCCAAGGCTCCTTATATGGTGCAATTTTGCTGCATGGCAAAGCAAACTATCCAACAGAAAAAAGATTACGCTAAGCTCCTATATACAGTGGAGGGCGTAACCGTGCAAAAGGAACTGGCCGAGAGGGTCGGGGTGTCCAAGCAATCTATTAATAGGTGGGTAAACGAGGAGAACTGGGAAAGCCTTAGGGCCTCCGTGATCATTACCAAAGAGCAGGAGCTGAAAAGGCTGTACATGCAGTTGGTAGAGTTGAACGATGCCATTATGGAACGCGAAAAGGGATTCCGCTTTGCCAATTCCAAAGAGGCGGACGTATTGGTAAAATTAACCGCCGCAGTAAAACAGCTAGAGACGGACACCTCCGTTGCGGATACCATAGAGGTGCTGAAGAACTTCATTAACCACGTGCGCCAGGAAGACTATGTTAAGGCCAAGGAGATCACCGCATTGGCGGACATCTTTATTAAAACCATTGTTAAGTAATGCGGAGTCCTGCAGATAAAAGAGCGGAAATAGATTGGGACGAGTTTGTGCAGAACATGAACCGGGACGCTCCTGTAGAGCAGAACGAAACGCCCCAACAAAAACGCAAGCGTATTGCGGATCTGGAGGCGAATCATGAAGCCTGGTTTAAATACTATTTTAGCAACTACTACAGCTCGGAGCCTGCCAAGTTCCATCTAAAGAGTACCAAGCGCATCATGAACAATCCTGAGTGGTACGAGGTCAGGGCGTGGAGCCGTGAGCTCTCCAAGTCCGGGCGTACCATGATGGAGGTCCTAAAACTTACTTTGACCGGCAAGAAAAAGAACGTAGTACTTACCAGTGCCAGTAAGGACAATGCGGAAAGGCTGTTAAGGCCGTACAAGACCATTCTGGAAAAGAACAACCGTATAATCAATGACTACGGGGAGCAGATGAAGCATGGTTCCTGGACAGATTCCGAATTTATCACCCGTAAAGGGGTGGCATTCCGTGCCATTGGTGCCGGACAATCCCCAAGGGGTACCAGGAACGACGAAGTTAGGCCGGATGTATTGCTTATAGATGATTTTGATACGGATGAGGATTGTCGAAATCCGGATACCGTGGACAAAAAATGGGACTGGCTGGAAAAGGCCTTCTACGCCACCCGTTCCATATCCAATCCTTTGTTGGTCATTTTCTGCGGAAACATTATAGCGGAGTACTGCTGTATTAAAATGGCCATGGAATTGGCGGACAAGGCGGAGATCATCAATATCCGTGATGCGGAGGGCAATAGTACTTGGCCAGAAAAGAACACGGAGGAGATGATAGACCGTGTGCTGTCAAAAATAAGTTACAACGCCTCCCAGGGAGAATACTTTAACAATCCCATTACCAAAGGGAAGGTGTTCGATAAGCTGCATTATAAAAAACTTAGGGCCCTTAGGGAGTATTCTTTCCTAGTGGCCTATACCGACCCCTCTTATAAGAGTGGTAAAAAGAACGATTACAAGGCCACGGCCCTTATTGGAAAATGGCGGGACGAGTACCATGTAATAAAGGTCTATTGCGCCCAGACCACAACGGCAAACATGTTGGATTGGCAGTACGATATCATTAAAATGGTCGGGGGCAAAACTCCTGTATTTTTCTTGATAGAATGGCCATCCATAGACGATACCCTAAAAACGGAGATTGCCAAGGCCAACATTCGCCACGACCTTACCCTTCCCCTTAAAGCGGATGAAAGGGATAAACCGGACAAGTTCTTTAGGATAGAAAGTTTGTTGGAACCCTTGAACCGTAACGAGAAACTTTGGTTTAATGAAGACCTTAAGACCAGTGAACATATGAAGAATATGGAAGCCCAGTTCCTGGCATTGTCGCCCACCAGTCGTGCGCATGACGATGGTCCCGATGCCGTAGAGGGGGGAGTGTTCTTTATCAACTCCAAGACCATAGCCAATATGGACAAAATGGAAGTGCAGAAATACAAGGCCGCCAACACTAAAAAATGGTAATATGCTACTAGAAAATGATTTTAACACCCACCTGTACCCGGAGCTTATTGATGCTATAAGCCGGGAAGACGATACTCTTTTGGACGATGCCATTACCGCTGCGGAGCAGGAAGCCAAGGGTTACCTTTCCCGTTACGATCTGGACACCCTTTTTGCCGCTACCGGTACCGATAGGGATGCCGCACTAATGATGCGTTTAAAGGATATGGCCGTCTGGCATTATATAGTCCTTGCCAACGCCGGTACCGATTTGGAACTGCGAAAGACCAGGTATGACGAAGCCATTAAATGGCTTATCCTTATACAAAGTGGTAAGGTATGGTACAAGGATTGGCCGTTGCCCCCATCCTACAACTCGGAAGGGCAGGGCGATTTGTTCCAGGTCACCAGTCAGCCCAAAAGGGACACCCGATACTAATAATCAATTGTGGCGATATCGCCCTAATTAAAACCCATTTAAACAATGGAAAAGAACAAAAAAGTAAAGCAGCCCGCCAATGCCCCGGACCCTATCATCATCCAAAATATAGAGGTGAGGCCTTGGACGCGTACCCAACAGGATATCCCCAACTGGAGACGCGCCATACAGAGCGCGGAAAGCCAGATACCTAGAAGGGTCCTATTATACAATCTTTATGCAGATGTAGATTTGGACGGGCATGTAGAGGCCGTTACAGGAAAAAGACGGGACCACGTTAAGGCCGCCAACTGGCAGTTTGTGGATAAAGAGGGCAAGCCTATAGATGCCATTAACGATTTGATAGACTCCATAGGGTTCGATGACCTTTTGGAAGAAATAATAAATGCCCGTTTTTGGGGATACTCCATCTTGGAACCCACCTTTTGGAAAGGCGAGGACGGCAAATGGCAGATGGAGGCCGGTCTTTTGCCAAGGCTAAATTATAGGCCGGAGAAAGGTATTGTATCCAAACAGATTTATGGGGATGACGGTATCAACATACGTGAAGGTATTTATGCCAAGACCATTATGGAGGTGGGCAAGGTAACCGACCTTGGCCTGTACATGAAAGCGGCGCCTTATCAAATTTTAAAGCGTGGTGGGCTGGGAGACTATGCCGCATTTATCCAGACCTTTGGCAATCCTATCATAGATGCCACTTGGGACGGAGTGGACGAGGCCCAAAGAGTGGCACTCTCCAAATCTTTGGAAGCCCTGGGCGCTGGCGGTGCCCTGGTAAGGCCGTCCGGTACCACTGTAGAGATTATAGAGAACAATGTAAACACTACCGGGGATGCGCATGGTAGCTTCTTTAAACTGATGAACGCCGAGATATCCAAGGCCCTTTTGGGTACCACGGAGACCACGGAGAGCTCTACCAGTTCCGGTTATGCCCAAAGTGAGACCCATCAGGATGAGGACGATATTAAGCATGATAATGATATATCCTACTGCCGTAAAAATCTAAATTCACGGTTCATACGTCTTATGCAGGCGGCGGGGATAGATACGCAGGGAGGTTGGTTCATAATCCAGGGCGAAGAAACCGAACTTACCAAAGCAGAAAGCTTTACCATCCACAAAGGTTTGTCCAATGATATAGGATTGCCAATTGAGGACGATTTCTGGTATGAGACTTACGGCGTACCTAAGCCTGATAATTATGACCAGATGAAGGCCGAAAAATTGGCAAAGAAGGAAATGGAAACCGACCCCGCCAAAACTAAGGGCAAAAAACCAACTGTCAAAAAAAATAAGACAGATGATGATGAGGATATAGAATTGGCAGAAGGAGACGAACTAGAGATAGCTAGAACCCTAGACCAAAAGGTAAGCGCATTTATAAAGAAGCTGGCCTCTTTTTTCGTAAAGGCCCCGGCGGAGACGACCGGGGCTATGAAGAGCTGTGGTCATCACCACACGATTAACCTTGCCGAAACGGATCAGCTGGATAACGATGCGCTAATACATCGTATCTGGAAGTCCAACGGCAAAGCCACTTGGGATACCGAACTGTTTTGGAATACCTCCGAGGTGCTAATAAAGGGCTTTAAACAGGGTTGGAACAAAGTTGGTATAGTAAATCTGGCCGAAGGACCAGGATTTATATATGGGGCAGACGACCCTATTTTGTTGACCGCCTATGAAGCAAACCTATTTAGGTTCTCCGGTAGCAAGACACTGGCACAGGTACAATTGTTTAACCAATTGTTCAGGGAGTCCAGTAGCTTTAACGAGTTCTACCAAAAAGCAATGGTCAAAGCGGAAATATTCAATAAAAAATGGTTGGAAACGGAATATACATCTGCGGTACTTACCGGAACTGCGGCAGTAAGCTACTATAGGCTTAAAAAGCAGGCCAAATTTCTGCCCTATTGGAAATACAACACCGTAGGGGACGACAGGGTAAGACCGGAACATGCCATTCTGGACGGATTGATCTTGCACCATACGGACAGTAGATGGAATAAAATATTCCCGCCCAACGGTTGGCGTTGCAGGTGCGATGTAACCGCACTGAGCGAAGCATCCGTTACCGCATCACAATTAAAGCAATCCAAAAAGATAGCGGACGCCTATTTGGGAAGTCCGCAATTTTCCAAGGAAGAAGCACAAGGGTGGGGCGTTAACCGGGCCTTGTTGAAAAAGGTGTTCTTGGCCAATCAGAACTATGCCAACAAGTTCCCTGGAAAGGCAAAGAAGTTGCTAAACAATTTAAAACCACAGGATTATGGCCTACTATCCTATAGTCAGGCCAAAAAGAGCGGCACAAAGGAACTGCCCATTTTTCAGGGCAGTAAGGACGTTTATTTTGATGCTTTGGAGAAAAGGGAGGGCAAGAGCATACTGCCAGACTACCACAATAGGCCCATTGTAGTGGTCAGGAAAGATTTTTACGACCATGTTACGGACAATGTAAAGTCTAGACAATATAGATTGGAGTATCTGGAGGCCCTCAAGGAAACCCTTTTGGATCCGGACGAGGTTTGGAACAACCAGAAAAAGGGCCTTGTAAAGGAGAACGAGTTCCTAAATTTCAACTATATCAAATATTACAAGGATTTTACCATTGTAGTAAACTTGGAAACCGTCAAGGGAGAGCTTGTACTAAAGACTTGGTATCCCATGACCGAAAAGGCTTCCGTTATAAACGATAAAAGAAGGGGGCTGCTCGTACTAAAAAAATAACCCCTGGCATAAATACCGGGGGTCGTTTGCAGGTTGATCATCAATAATGCTGTCATTGCAGCCAGTTCCGTCCTCTGCACCTGCTAGAGCAACCTTCTTTCCCATTATTGATAACTTAATACCAAAGGTAATGAAAAATCAACAGAAGATTAACGCTTGGTTCGGGAAATTCGACCAACAGTTCCAAGAAGCCATACCTACTTATGTGGGCAATGAGGCAGAGCTGTTCTTTAAATCCAAATTTGATACTCAGGAATGGGACGGGGTTCCGTGGAAGAACCTAAGCCCTGGGTACGCCAAACAAAAGAACAGGCCCAATACCGGTATACTTACCCGTTCACGGGCTTTGTTCCGTTCTATTGGGGTTACGCACATTTCACCAAGAAGAGTAGTGATATCGGCGGGCAACGCAAGCGTTCCCTATGCCAGGATACATAACGAGGGGCTAAAGGTTACGGGCATCAGAAATGTTAGGACGTTCACCAATACCAATTTTATGGGCAAGGGCAAACCGGTAAAAATAAGTGCGCATAAACGTTCCGTAAATTACCAAATGCCCCGAAGGCAGTTTATAGGCCATTCGCCTTTGCTCAACAACGCCATTAGGGAGCGTCTTATAAGGGAGTTCAACAACAGAAAATAAGATTATGAAAACATTATTTAAAGCAATAACCGCGCAATTGGATACCATTCCAGAACTTAAATGGGTAGATGAGGATAAGGGGCAAATGAATTTTGAAAGGCCGCCAATTCTGTTCCCTGCAGCTTTGGTTACCATTGCCTTGCCAAGGACCAGGAACCTAACGGACAAAAAGCAGGATACAAATGCATTGATCAGCGTAAAGCTCTGTTTTGATTATTCTGGGGAAACCAGTATGGTAACTCCCACGGTTGCCAGAGACAAGAGTTTGGGGTATTATGATATTGTGGAAAAAGTGTACAAGGCCCTGCAGGGATTCTCTACCGAAAATTTTAATCCCTTGGTAAGGAACAATGTCCAACCATTGCCCAGACCGGACGGCTATAAGACTACGGTAATACCGTTTACAACGGAATTTCTGGACTTTTCTGCGGCGGAAGTGTAATGCGCCCACTCCAATCCATATAAGGGTACAAGCGGCGCAGCTCGCTGGTGGTAATCTCCTTTTCTACAAGGCGGTTAATGTAGGCCAGGCGTTTCTTAAGACAGTTCACAATTTGGTTTACACCAAGGTCGAACTCAATGGAAAGTGCCAAAAGGCTGTCATCATATCTAAGGCGGCAAATGGTAGCGTGGTAGTAATACCTGGAGGCCATTTTATCGTGCCGGCGTTCCAGGAACATGTTGCGCTGTCCTACCTCACCATCATTGTTAATGGAACTGGGTACCAAGGAATTGTACAAGAGTTGTTTACCGGCTTTCATTAGAACAAAAATAGTTATTTTTATGGAATCACCTCATACTCCTTGTTGATGAGTATATTGTAAATGGTATCCATCATATTCTCCTTATGTCCATCATTGTAGGTAAAAACAGCCTTCATAAATACCTTTGAATCATATATACTATCGTATATCCTTGTATCAATTGCCTTTTCAATCGAATCTATTTTTACATTAAGTTGTTTCATTTGTGCAATGAGTTTTTCCTGATCTTCCTTTATATATTCTATTTCTAATTGTTTCGCGGCAACATTAAACATGTTCATGCCTTCACCTATGCGTTCCAATTTTCTATTTTTTTCCTGACCCTCTGTAGTTAATTCTTTGAGTTCCTGAACTAAAGGTCCAATTAGTTTAGCATATTCTACATCACCTCCTGATATTTTGTGCATTTCAATAATATCTAATTCCATAAAATCTATATTGCTAACATTATCCTTAAATGCTTTATCTCTTATATGCTGTTTTATATTTTCTACTACAATTTCTTTCTTGCTTTTTGTACAACTGACAACAGTAATCAATAGTATCCCGATAATAAATATCCCTTTCATAATTATGAGGTTTAAGTATGGACTAAAAATAACAAAACCCGCCAAATGTAGCGGGTTTTTTTTAGGGAAACATGTAGTTTAGTAGTTATTGCTTGGTCGCTTCTTTGGGAAACAGGGCGCGTTCTGCCTGTTCCGGGCTAAGTTCCAGGTCCCGGAGCAGGTTCAATACCATGTACTGCCCAAAATCTGCGGTAGAGTCCTCGTGCCTCTCCGTAAGCACGTCTATTATGCCGGTCCTAAGGCTTACATAATCTTCGCCCGTCCTTAAACCCTGCATGGTAATCACCATTTTGCCGTTTTCATCTACATATACGCTCATAAGTCTAATTCTTTAAAATAGTTTGCAACCCCTATAGTAACTATCTTGGATATCTCCTCCGCTTCTTTCTCCGGAGGCAGTAGCTTTGTGGCCTTATGGTATAGCATCATTTTGGCAAATGAATATTCATCTACCAAATAATCGTTTACGACTGTGCCATCATCTGCCTTTTCAACAAATTTCAACTCCAGTTCAAACTCCAAGCCGCATGAATTAGTATGTGTATGTATCTTGGTACTCATATTGCAAGGCTTTTTGGTGTTTGTAGATCAAGTTTTAACTGATACAAGCCTTTTTGGCCCTCCAGGTACTTGGCAAATTCAATGGTTATGAAGTTTTGCCCAAAGAACTTATTAAATTGATTGGGAAACCTTCTCTTACGTGCGGCAACACTACCGCTCGTCGTGCTAAATCCCAAGGTTTTAAGTACCTCCAAATAGTTGTAGTAGGCCACTCCTTTTATAACCAACGGTACAACGCCCCTAAAAGGTTTGTAAATTTCAAATTTGCCGGTAATTGCGCTTTTCAATGCGTGGTTACAGGCCAAATAAAAGTCAGGGGAAAGCCATTGTGCAAATATTAAGGCTAAATCTTCATGTAACCAGGTACCTCTGTTTGTACCTCCATGCTTAACTAACTGTAAATCAGTCAAGGCGAGATTTCTCCCCTTACTCAAAGCATTCAACAACTCATTGAACTGCTGGGTGATAAGCCAATCTCTTGTTCTTTTATCAAATGGTTTGGCCATTTGGGTAATGTTGACCATGTTATGGCCGTTCTTTTCTCGGTAGGAGACGTTAAAGCCTTCCCACATTAACAAAGTGTGCTCGTTTTGGGCCGGAGCTTGGCCTTTTCTCAATGCATTCATAATCTGACAATTTTATGTATGCGGCACGCCACTGACGGGTTGTCAGACCATTACGAGAATGGAATGTCCGCCTTTCGGTTGAGACACCCGGGTGGGCGTGCCTATCGTTAAAATAAAGTTTCGAGATTTCTCTCGTAATAGTCTGACGATACAAACATACAAATTAATTTTTAGTTTTCAGCTTATATTTTAATTTATCAGCGGTTTTGCTTATAGCAGTTTTCGTATGGCTCCTCTAAGTTGGTGAAGCTGTACGTCTATATTCTCCAGATCGTTGGCGGCCCATTCAATATCCTGGAGCAGTTCCGGTTCCTCCAATATTTTGGACACACGCTCGTGTTCCTTTACCAGTTGGGCAATGCGGGCCTCCAATGTTTTTATGGCGTAGTACATTTGTTTTTAAGTTATTTAGTTTTAAAACCCCTCCCCTTGGGGGAGGTTGGGAGGGGCTTTTCATGCCTTTGCTTTAAGAGGTCGCTTTCCATGATGTACCAACGCCCTTTTTTTAATTGTTGTCTTTTGCCATGTTGGCAAGGTCTGCGGTGTTAAAAATTGCTTAGGTGGGAGCTGCAGTTCGTGTTCGTGTTCCAGTCGTTGACATCGTTCAACGCCCAGCCGGAGGCCGAAACGGACAACAGCTTCAATGCACAACCTTAATTTTTAGAGTGTTCTGGTATAGACTTCCTTAAACCTATCCCAGGCATCGTTGGCGATCGCCCGAGTTCTAAAAACTCGGCGGGAGCCGCAGAACGTGCGCGTGCGCCAGTCGAGGACAGCGCGCAACGCCCAGCCGGAGGCCGACTTATAATACACATGCTCATATTTATACTGATCAGTGTTGTCATAGTCAGGAAACCACTCTTTGTCCAGACCCTCATTGTTTAGGGCCTTGGTAAGTACCTCGGCTTCAAAATCGGCTATTACCGATTTTTGGAATGCCTCCGGAAGCATTGAAACATCCGGCCTTACATTTGGGTCCAAGCCCAAAGCTTGGAATGCATCTTCTAACGTGTCTATCTTGCTCATTTTTCTTATTTTATTAGGTTAATATATATGTGTGAAAATTTGTTCCAGGCATCTTCGGCATGCTTTCTATTTTGAAAATAAAGGCGGGAGCCGCAGTACGTGCTCGTGACCCGGCCGATGACACCGCCCAACGCCCAGCCGGAGGCCTTTTTCTCATAAACATGACAATATTTAGATTGGCTACTATCGTCCCAATCAAGTACCTTGCCCTCATTGTAACATCTTGAGATAAGCAATGCCTGCCTCAATGCGTTTGCGGCAATATCATCAGGGTCGGAGCTTTTACACTCATAATCTTCCGGGTCCTTGCCCATTTCGGCGCATATATCCTCAAATGTTTGTATGCGCTGCATAATGTCTTTTTGAAATACCTTTTTCCCCAATAAGTCCTCAAGCAACTTTTTGCCTGAACTTTTGGCATTCTCGTGGGCCGCTATGGCCGCATCCTTTTTAATCTGTAGTGTTTCCATAAATTATATATTGATTTTAAAATTCATCCTCCCACCGTCTTTTCTTTAGGTAGCGGTTGGGGTCTACCTTGGTTTTCCAAGTATTAAGGCGCAAATGGTTGTTGTAGCGGCGTATGCCTTCCAAGGCCTTTATTTTGTCCGCATCGGTAAGCTTTTTCCAATCTTCCCTGGTCTCCGCCTTTCGGTTCTTGTGGGCGTAGGCTTCCCAAAAGGCCTCAAAGGAAATGTCCGGGAAACCTGTGGTAATCTCAAAGTTGGCCTTAAGCTTCAACTGCCAATCTCCTATCATCTTTTCTATTACGGGGAAATTCCCTTCCATGAACAACCAACGGGACTGCCTTTGGGACAGTTTCCCCTCCAACACGGTAAAGCTGTATAGATCACCGTTTAAATGATATTTAAACACCCATACATCCGTACTGGATTTGGCCTTTATGGTATAGGTAGTAAATTGCTCTTTCATGCCAGTTTTTGGTTAAGCTCATCTGCGAAGGCAGATATTAAACTTTGCTCATAACTTGCCTCCTCTCCAAATAGCCAGTCCCTTAACCACTCTTCTAAAATATCCGCCTCGTGGTACTTTAGGGAGATGCTTACCGTTTTGGTGAATTCTGAGGTACCAACCTCTTTGTTCAGCATTTTTTTGCGTACCTCCCGGAGTATGGATCGGGATGCTTGCTCCTTTCTGTCTTTAGGAGGTTCAAAGCCCATAACGGCAAAGGTGCCGTTCACCGCCTTAAGCTTGTCTACTTTAATCTTTTTTATCTTAATGGGTTCCATCATTTTAACATTCGGTTATAGAGTACAATGACTTATTACAATGCCCGCAACGGGCTTCTATGGTCTCGCAGGTAACGCAGGAACTGGTGACAGTTATAGTATACTCGTGCGCGCACAGTTCCTGCAGTATTTTTAGGTACCAGGGCATTAGTTGGCTAGCTTTAGTTCCAGGCAATCTAAGTCCAGTTCCTTAACGCTGTGGTAGTAGGGCATCTTTAGGTTCAGCACTAGGTCTATTTCTAAGTTGGCCCCTTTGCTATGGGCCACATCTGGAAGGAGTAATATGGCATCGCAATCCATTAAGGCCTTTATGCATATACGCATGGCCACTTCCCAGGAAACATCAAACGATCCAACCACCTCCAAAGGGTTAACAGCCTCATATCCCAAAGCCTCTATTTCCTTTTGTGCCGTGCCGAACTTCATGGTGCATTCGGCTACCGGTTCCCCGGATACCTTGCCAGCTATATAAACTTTTATTTTTTTCATCTTACTTAACTTTTGAGGTCAATGCCAGGAATACGCACAGCGTAGTTATTTTAAGGTCTCCAGTATAACGGACGGTTAGAATGGTCTTTTCGTGTTTCTCTACCCGGACGTTTATGTAACTTTCGTTAACAAATTCGGCATACACCTTAAAGCCCTTGAAGTGGATAACGTTCTGCTTTAATTTTGGCTTTAGTTTCTTCTTAAGAAAGGCGGTCCAAATGTCCTGCATTACTTTTTTCCAGTCGTTGTACAGTTCCCTGGTAATGCCAAGCTCTTTTAGTTCTTGATCGGTAATTTCATTTTTTTGCATGTTCCTTGAATCTTTTTTGCACCATGTTCTCCAGTGCGGTTATGGTAATACTTGTTTCGGACGGTTCTGTTGGTCTGGGCTTGTCCATTTCCCTCAACGGTTTTTGTATTGGGGCCTTATCGCTCTGCAGCCATTGACCAAAGCGTTCTATATCTGCGTAGCTACGTCCTGTTTGGTGGTTTATGGTCTCCCAACCCAATTGCCTTAAAAGGCTAAGGATGTATTTGTGCTTACTGTCCGAGGCATAGAACATGCCCCAATATTTGGGCGTTTTCTTAAAGGCGTTCCAGGATTTGTAATCAAAGCTCATAGGTAGTCCTTTAACAGATAGAATAGTATAACGGCCAAGGTGGAGGCACTGGCAACGGCGCAGCAAACTAGAATGGTATCCCGTAGGTAAAACCAAATAATTTTAAGTTTTTTCATATCTCGTTATTTAATTGGGTGTTCAAACAATCGTTAAAGCCTCTGGAATAGGCCGCTTTTTCATTTTCCATGACCAAGGCCTCCATATCCTCTATGAACTTTAAAAGGTGGCCCACGCTCTGTGCGCGTATGCCGTAGGAGCTCATTAGGGTTCCTATGTCGTGGCCGGTATTTTGGTTATGGATGTCCTTTTTCATGGTGGTTAAATAACCAGGGCAAAGTGTCGGGGGAGATTTGCCCTGGTATTAATAGAAATGCAACCATCGGTAACGACTAAACTGCTCCGATTACGTGTGCCTTAGACCGACAAACAACACATCTTGCGCAATGTTATAACGAGGGAATTTCCACAACCCCGGACGGTTACGCTAAGGAGCTTCAGCCCCATTGCATTTCAATATTTCAGTTTTTTACGTTTCTCTATTTTATCCTTCTCCAGGGCCTTGGCAGCCTTGAGCGCCTTTAGGGCAGACTGCCGTTGTTCCTGGGCAATTTCATAGGCCGTTAGGCTGTTCCTTGACTTCATTCTCCTCTTTGGCTAAATGCTCCTGGAGGGCAACGGCCTCACTCGCGGTAAGTTCCGATACCGACACCCAATTGCCGTTCATGTCCTTGTACACTATTTTATTGCGTACCCTTATCCTTTCTTCTGAAATGGTAGTGATTACTATGGCCATTATTTCCTGTAATTAAGCTTCCACAGTTTCTTACCTTCAACCTCTACCGGTTCCGGGGAAAGCCAAAGCCTAGTGGTCTTTTTGGGAAGGTTCAGGGATTCATAAATAAAATCCCTTAACGCTCCATTAAAGAATACAAGAGCTTTATTAGGCTGCTTGCCTCTGTTTTTGTACCCTTTTAAAGGGTAATCCCCTTCTTTACCGAAACTAAAGTACCAGATACCGGGTTCCTCTTCGCCCTGAAAAAACACAACTTTATCCTTCTCGGTAATGCCAAGATCTTCTACCGTCTGATGGCTTATGGTTGTACTGCCATTGCTAGCAGAGAAACTTATGTACCTGCCTTTTTGCTGACGTCCTGTTAGGACTATTCTCTTTATTTTCAACATAACTACAGGCTGCTAAAGTTTAATAGAATGTTCTGCCATTTGCCGTCCGTTCCACGGGTCTTGAATTCATATCCAAAACCCTTAACGTGGGTGTTGTAGGATTCCTTGATCAACTTAATTCCCTCTTTCCATCTAGGGTCATGGAATTTGTCCTCATGTTGCCATAAGTTCATGACCCTTCCATATTCCATATCCCCTTTGGCGTTTTTCTCCAGAAAACTTATTAGGATTTCATAAAGTTTCTGATCGCGCTTTTTAACGGCATCCCCTAAAAAGTCCTTGATAAGTTCCACGGCTTTAAGGCTTCGTTCGTCCCAATTGGGTTCCGTATCCCTACGGCGTGTAATCCTAAGGGTTCCCGTGGCATCCGTTAAGGAAAACCCTCCCTTGCTCTTTCCTGGCATTTTACCGTACTCGTTCAATAAAATGGCATGCTCCTCAAAATCTGTATGGCAAATGGCCTTAAATTTGGCCAAGGAGTTCTGTAAATCCATGGCGGTGCTAATGATATCCGACACGGTTGCGTCCCTTTTTTCTTCATAGGCCTTGCGCTCACGCTCTTCTTTTGCCGCCCTTTGCTTTTTTTTCTGGTCCATAAGGGCTTCCAGTTCCTCCAAGCTCATCTCGGTAGGGTCTTTTAGTGTTTCATTCATATTCTCGATTTTTACGTGGTTAATAATTCTTGTGGATCCATAATGGCCAGCAGCTTATGATGGTACTGCTTAACGCCTTCTATGTGCGGGCTATCCGGATAGGTTTTTATCCATCCGCCAATGGCGGCCACCCTATTGATCAGTTCAATGTCGTTCATGGTGTTATGGTTTTATAAATGTGTTGTACTTTTTCCTCTAAATGGGCGGGTATGGTATAGGTAGGCATTGCGGTACCGCTGCCCTCCGCTATTTCATCCAGGGCGGCCATTAGTTTGGCGCGTTCCATGGTAAGGCAAATTCGCTGCCCCGCACTTAGTCCGCGATTGCCCCTAAGGCTCCACCGGTAAACATCCAACAATAGGTCTATCCGTTCTATAATCTGTGATTTATTCATTGTATGCTGTAGCTTTAATTTCTTTTCTTATGGTTTGTAAAATGGCCTTTGGGTAATGTTTTTCGATGGTTTTGGGATATTTTACAAATAGCTCCAAAAAGGTATCCGGGTCATTAATGCCTTTCTCCAGATATGGCCTAAAGTCTTCATAGAATTGGTTCTCCACATCCTTAATCCATTGGTCGCAATACCAGTTGTACAAATAATCGTTGGTGGTTAGCCTTCTTTGGGGCAAAGCCCATCTAAAGGCATACTCGTTGCACCATTTCTCAAAGCACTGTGTCCTAAAATTGTCATACGCCAAGTAGGGGATGTCCAATGCTGCCCTAATAATCTTATGTCTGTTCATGGCTTCTTATTTTATCTCGTTCCAATATTCTGCCGCTCGCTTCGGAAATATTACAAAGGGCTCCGTTCCACCGTATCGGCTAATGGCAATGGCCTTATAACCCTCTATCCATATTTTCACAAAACTTAGGTACTCTATTCGTTTGCCGCGTCTGCCTTCGGGCTTTTTGCCCTCTGCGTGGCCTACGTATATGAATACTACCTCAGGAAACTCCTTTTTTAGATCGGTGTATTCTTTAAGTGTCATTTCAAAGAGCTGTAAACTGTCTATGATTACGAAGTTTGCCCGGTTGCGCCGTTTCAATCTCTTACGGAGCTCTTGGTACTGGTCCTCGATCAATAGAAACTTGTTGCCCACGGTTTCCATGCCCACGCGCCTAAGTGCCTTTTCAAAACTGAGTGCGGTACCTTCCTCCAGACCGTTGTACCATACCGTTCCAAATTGGGTAAGGTACTTGGCCAATTGTGTGCAGTAGCTTGTTTTACCATTGCCAGAATGGCCGTAGATAAACCAAGAGCCAACTGCCTCGGGCTGTCCAATATGTTCTTCCCATTTGCCTGTAAATTCATATATGTTTCTCTTTTTTCCATATAATTCTGATGTTGGGACAGCTCTCTTAATAGCGGGCATTCATATAGTGTTTAAGCGGTTTTTAATAGTATCTTTTTGGGGGTGTGTCCCAGGGGACGCAGGCATCTGTTATTAAGAACTTGTGGGCTATTCCATCCAAAATAAAATCTTGTGGCACCCTATAGCCCTGAAGGGTTTCCTTTAATCTAAAATGCTCGGCATTTTCTTCTTTCTGGTAATGATCAAACTGAATTTTGCACGGCATTTCTTCCTTTTCGCAGGAGGCCATTGCCATTAGCAACGTGGCCAACATGATTATGCTACTCCTTTTCATCGCCATCGGTGTTTTGGTTATCTTTTTTCTTCTTGTTGGCGTAAATTTTACGCTTTACCCGCCTTAGGTCCCCTTCGCTATCTTCTATGATATCCTTTAGTTCTGAGCGTACCATAATGCCGTTGGCGGTGCATATTTGGGCAATGTCCGTACTGCTTACCTCTTTTAGTTCTATAAACTTGCGGCCCAATCGGCTATATATTTCGCGGTACCCTCGTTTGTTTAGGCGAATGCCACGGTCAATCCGCTTCTTAAGGTGGTTGGTGGCCATTAGGACAATCCCGCAATGGTCCTCTAGTTGGTTGTACAGGGTGATGAAAAAGTACAGTACCTGGTCCGTCAGTTTATCCGCCTCGTCCATGATGATCATTGGGGCATCCTTCATTTTCAAGTGTTTTACCGCCTCGCTCATCATTTCGGCAACCGTTAGGCCGCTAAAGTCGCGCCCCATTGCCGTAAGAAGCTCACTTAAAAAATACTTTCTGTTCCAGTATTCGTTGCACTGCAACAAATAGGCGTTCTTATGGTTGGCGCAGTATTGACGGGCTGCAAAGCTTTTGCCACATCCGGCGTTTCCAGTGATTCCAAACACCAGGCTAGAACTGTGGGAATCCTTAAAGAGTTTGGTAAGCTTTTTATAGTTTACGGTCTCTACAGCTTCCCAACGGTTGGGGTTGTAGTCTATTTGGGCGGCAATATTGCGCCACATACTGTCTTTTATAAACTCCCAATTTTCGTTTAAAATCTGGCTAATAGTGGCAGAGCTAACGCCCTTAAGGCTGTTGGCTGCGGCATTTTGGGAATCGAACCGCTGCACATAGGTTTTTAATGCTCCTTGGATTTCTTGTTTTTGGACTTTTGTTAACATAACTTTGCTTTTTTTGATTACACATTTAATTGGCCCTGTAGGTTGCAGCCTATGGGGCTTATTTTTACATATCATCGTAGATATCGTCCTCGTCTTCGGACACTACCACCATGTTGCTTATTTTCTTTTGATAGGCTCCTATTTCGGCTCCCTTTCCTTTATTGGCTTTGTTTTCCTTGTTTTTCTTGGACTGGCTCTCTATGCCTTTTAATGCAGGAGAGTTAAGGCCGTACTGTTCTGGGAGCATGCCGTGCTGTTCAAGGATGGCGTCCATCTTATCCCGTACCGCTATGCGGCGGTTTTTGTTTTGGGCATCCATTTGTTGTATAAAACTGGCTTCCCATGGTTCCTGCTCTTGTTTGCCCCTGTGTATCTCCACTTTGGTTTCTGCAGCTGTAAGGAACCTTAACCCTAATGGGGTCATTTCGTAGAGATAGACAAGGCTCATATCCTCAGGATCAAATTTTACATGCACCTTGCGGTCTACGTTACTGGCAAGCCAATCCACGTCCGGTAGTCTGTCCTCGTTATAAGGCACGTAGGTGTATTTCTGCTTTTTCTCGGTGAAGGTGATCCCAAAGGCGGTAACCGTTACCGGTTTTTCCCTCTCTATCCAGAAGATGTCCACCATTTCGAACATTCCAATAGCAGGGGCTTTAGGATTGTTACTAGCGTAGTACATTTCAATTCTTGGCATACCGGTATCATGGTGCGGTGCCTGGTTCCATTCCGTACGCCTCTTGGCATATACCTCCTTGATCTCCTCCAGCGTTGGTAAATTGGCCGTATTAGCGGTGAACATTTCGGCATTTAGCTTACTTTCTTCTTTTTTGGCTGTGATATTCTGCCCAGTAAAGAACCAATCACGCTTTAAAAACTGTTGTTGAAACCGTCCAAAGGCATTCTCTATGGTCTTGGATTTACCGTTGTAAGGCTGAGTTTTGATACTTATCCTGGACACTTTTCCCAAGAAATTGCCTGCGGCGAGTTTACTGTGTCCTCCTTGGCCGTCAAAGCCAATTTGATAAGGCCTATGTCCAGATATTTTTACGGCCATCTTATAGGCAAAATATTGGGCTTCGTAATCCTCTGTTTTGCTAATGTGATACCCTAGAAGCACTTCGCTAAAAGCATCCATTACCTCATACACTTGGCAAGTGGCCACTTTTCCGTTTTCATCCCTGTAGAAATAGTTCAACTTTGTTCCATCACTGTACCAAAGACTGTCCCTCATGCTAGGCAACTTGGTAGAATGCTGGTAGTTCCTTTTCTCTTTGGATTTTAGTTCGCCGTAGCGGTAGCCCTCCCAAAGCATTTTAATATCCGGGTGCTGCAAGTAGTTGTACAAGGTTTCCTCTGCCTTGAGCAGCTTCCAACCTTGTTTGGCAGCCTTCTCGTTGTATTCGGCAAGTAGTTGTGCAAAATTGGCCACCTTTTTAACCCTGTCGGCCCAACGTGCAATGACCCATATTTTGGCATTGTCATTAATTTTCTCCGAGTTCTTATGCCCATGGCCACCGTGTATAAGTGATTCGTAGGAGTTCTCTATAAAGGCATCGTATTTGCGTCTTAACGATCTGGGATTTTTTGGGAGGGCGTGTAACCAAGTGTGCCTTGGTAAGGAGTGTACCACTTCTGCCAGTTTCTTCCATGTTGCGGAGATGCCTCCGGAACCTAATGCCTTCGTCTTTAGAATCCGATCATTCAGTACGCGGTTAATGGCGGTCATAATAGCGGCCTCGGCAGCGTATTTCTTTTGAATGTCCTCGGCAATGGCATCGCCGGACTCTAGGGTATAATTGGCATAGAATTGTATGGCCATGGGGTCCCGCTCCAAATAGTCTGCAAAAATGATATGTTTGGCGGTTTCCGTAGGGTCTCCATACTGCTCTATTATCTGCTCTTGGTATTCCTGCGGAATGCTCACCCAGGCAATCAGGGCCGGAGTATTTTTACCGCCCGCCTTTCGAAGTACATTGAAAGGTCCGCGTTTAACATAGCTATCGTAATTGTGCTTTGTCATGACATTGGCACCTCTCTTATTGTATAGCCATCCGCCGTGTACACATAATTGGTTATTATAATGTTCGAACATAGGTTTTTTATTTGCTCCCGGAGAGGACTCGAACCGCTCTGTATGCCTTTCGGGAAAATCCATAGATTTTTGGTCGCTTAACTAAAATTTATGAGTCTATTTTGTTATTAATTTTCTAGTACACTTATTAATCTATGGCCATCTGCCAATATGTTTTTGGCTATTTGGGTATTAGTTGCCCTTTTTCCAGTTAGGACCAGTGAAACGTAAGCCGAAGAAACCTTATGTTTTTTAGCAAGGGCCGTTTTGTTGATGTTGCTTACTTGATCAATATTTAATATGTCCATTTTGCTATATTTGTTTAGAATACATGACAAACATATAGCTAAATTAGATAATTACAAAATTAAATATCCATTTTTTAGATAATTATTATGTACACGTTTGAAAAAATACGGGAAGTTAGAGTTGAATTAGGACTTACTCAAGCTGATTTTGCTAGTCTTATGGGAGTTTCGCAGAATAATGTCAGTAAGTTCGAGAGTGGTAGAACAAAATTTATCCCAAAAAGCTATATTGATTTTTTGGTTGAAAAAGGATACGACATAAATACTCTTTTTGACGATGAAGTACCTCTTAAAAAGTTGGGAGATAGAAATATATTAATGGGGGAATCTTTGGATTTATACCGGGTCAGGAACGATGATCCGTTAATAAATACGATTAAACGATCTTTGGGTATAGAAAGTACTTCGCATTTAAACGAGTTATTCTCTCGTTTCGACGAAAACAGCAATTCCACTATTAACTTCTTTGAATTGTTAATTTTAAATACCTGGGAAAAGAACTATCTCGCAGAAATGAGGCAAATGGAGAGAAGGATTTCGGAACTAGAACGTTCATTGTCTAGGCAGGATAAAAAAAACCCATAATTGCACCTATTTAATCCATTCCGCACAAAAATACACACACTTTTTTTAGATATTTTATGTAATTAATTAAAAAACAGATGTTTACGTTGTTTTGTTGTGTCGTTTTATGTGCATTATCCCCCCTGTTTTAACACTTTTAAACACATTTATCGTTAAAAAAATGCATTAAGGGGGTGTTTTCAAGCGTTATTTTACATGAAAATGTCCGCCCAAATGTCCGCCCAAATGTCCGCCCAAAGCCTTTTTTATCTATTTTTTTTTAATTATTGCATTTTTTTCAATGCTATTCCTAGCTTCAACTTATAGTCTATATAGTGAAAAGAAATAAGCCCCATACAAACCTTAAATTAGGCTTATATAGGGCTTTTAGCGCGCTTTTGGGTAGAAGATTAAAGCAACCTACTTAAACAGCCTTTAAATACCTTTTAAAATTAACCAAGGATTCAAAGCAATTCAACCTCTGTATTATTCAATTTTTAAACTACTCTTGCTCTAAATGCGTGAAATCGCCCG